CTTTAGTTTAGCCTCTTTTGCAATTTTTATAAAGTCAATACATAAATTTTTTGCAATTTTTGATTTTCTTTCATTTGGTAAGACGTAAAACCATGCATCAGACATATACATTTCGTCAGACCACCAATCATTTACTGCCATTCCAGCAATTGATCCAACTATTTTATTGTCCTTTACTGCCACTAAAACCAACCCTTTATGCAATAAATCGTTTATCTTACTTATTAACTTATGAGTGTTTATCTTAGGTACTTCTACTTCTGTTTCTTTATGCATTTGATTTAGCATATAGATTAAAGCTGACGTATCTAAAACATTCGCCCTTCTAATCATTATATATTACCTAATGCACCCATTTCTTCAGGCATACCATCATCCATCATTTGGTCTTCTGGCATAGCATCAGCAACTCCACCTTGCTCAACTGCTTCAATAATATCTTTAAGCTCTGGTAATAGCTTAATTAAAACACCAGCTACATCTGGCGTAATAGCTTTGTCTAGCATTTGTAATTCACTTGGTGACATTTCCATAAGTCTTGACATAAGAACAGAAGCTACTGTTTTAGAAGAGTTCATTATCTTTTGTTTTGCTTCTTGTTCAGCACCCATTTGCATTTGACTTTCCATAGGTGGTTGATCACCCATCATTGCCATTTCTTCTTCAGCCATAATTAAATCTCCTTTTTTCTATATAATACAGACCAATCTGTTTCTTTGCAAAATGCACCTACAGTCCAACAGATAGGCTCTAGGATTTTTCTATATAATTTACCTAAGTAATCTGGCTTATCTCTTTCGCCATAAATATAAGCTATTTCGTTAGCTCTGTGTCCAGCTATATGTGCCCAAAGTCCAACTAGTCTACCTTTTCTCATCTGCTTGACCATCCATACTGCCCAAACATGATAACCAGTGACATGTTGTGGCGTTAGATAGTCTCTTGTGAATTTATAGTCTAATATGACTTGTTTGCGATCCATAATGCCTTGCTTCATCAGTTCATTGCATATAACTCTACCTACAAAACCACCAACTATGCCACCTATTATAGTTGAAAAAGGAGCAAAAGGTGTTGCGGCTAGTAATGCAGTTGTAGCATATGTTACTAATCCAGCATCTGCGGCTGACTTTGCGGCATCATCTACATCTTGTCCAGAAGCTACTCTAGCAACAAAATTGACTCCAGCACCTACTCCAGAAGAATATAAATTTCTTGTTCCAGCATCTGTTATAGGATTAATTGTATCTGTGAATCCATCTGAATAGTTATCGTAACCAAGATCAACTGTTTTAACTGGATCCAATGGTACTAAATCTGAGGCACTTCCTGCTTCACCTAAGTTTTCTCCTGATAAATCTTGAAATCTGGGTCCACCTTGCAATGCCTCATCAAATCTATTTGTAGGCACATAAGTTCCACTGCCTTTTGAAGTTTCTAAAAGAGTATTAGTTTCTAAACCTCTGTTAAATTGTATTCTGTGTTTTGTCTCCAAGCTGACTAAATCTTGCTTGATTAGCTAGTTCTACTGCAGTGTCTTGTCCAGTCTTCATAATACCACTTTTAATTCTATCTAAATTACCAACATCATTAGATAAATATGGGTTTGTAAGTTCTGAACCTATGCTAGTACCAATTGACATTCCAACTTGTCCAGCAGTTCCTTGTAAGGCTTGTTGTGCCATAATCTCTTGTGGAGTCATGTATCCTGCAGGAAGTTGATTAAAACTTTCATACATCTCCATCATGCTTTCATCAAATGCATCTGAGGGATTGTAAGTTCTTTGACCACTTTGTATCTTCTTTGCCCATTCAAAAACTGGCATCGCAGACGTTCCATAAAGTCTTTGTATGTCTTGATCTGACATATTTGGTGTTTGTGACTTTGTTTGGTAAACATTATATATTATAGGATCAACGCCTTGATTTTCTTCTTCTTCAAGATTTAAAACTGGCAATCCAGTTAATGCACCTAATTCTGCCATTTATCTCTCCTTATGTAATCTCTAAGTAACTTGCTACAACATGAAGTCTATCTGTAGCACCTGCAGTTACCTTTAAAATTTCATTCTCCATCACAACCAAAGGTTGCTCTAATAACTCTACAGTAGTATTTGATGCAACGCTCTTTACATTATATACACTAAAAACTGCACTTGCACTATTAGTAATTGTCAAAGTGATGGTATCAGCACTGCCACTATCGTTTGAAATTATTATGGATTTAAATATTCCAGTGTGAGCCGCAGGTGCAGTGTATAATGTTGTTATATTTGTACTTGTTAAATCTAGCTTTGCATTTTTATAATTATTAGCCATTAAACCAACTCACTGCTTCTGCTTTATTTTCTGCATCTAATGTCGCAACTGAAGTTGTAAAATCATTTGCAATTTGTTGTTGTTCCAACGCTGACGACAAATTTTGTTGAAATGTTATAACCTCATTAAATTTATTTAAAAAATCAATTGGTGGTGCTGGAGCAGTCATTTTTCTTGGTGGACTAGGTAATCTGATCATCTTAGACCATCCTTTCTAGCGTTAACTCTGAAATCTCCTAACAACCATTGATCTAATGTTCCATTGCTAAAAAATTTTATTGCCATTTGTCTTCCTTTAGCTCTAGTGCTAATTTTTTGTGTTTCAGAAGTAACAGTGAAATCACCTTTTATAGTTTCTGGAGCATTTGGATATTTTCTAGTTTTTAATTGTACATACAAATTTGTATCGCTATTCATTGTAGCATCTGGAATGACTCTATCGACAATAGTTAAATTTTCACCCACATTGTCTAATTCAAAGTCACCAGACTCTATATGTGCATTCATTGCACTGCCATTGTCACTTGTTCCAGTTTCATGGTCATATAATTTTCCATCTGCATCAAAAGCAAAAGGAACTTTTCTAAATCCTTGAGCATCATGCCAAACATTTCTATCTAGCGTTCCTATAGTCCAAGCCGCATCAGCATAGTTAAATGTGACATAACTGTCTGGCTCTGGATTGTCTTCTACAACATTATCTTCACTTACATAAAACCAAGTTATTTCATTGTATTTTTTGTTATGCCCAGCATAAATCTTATCGAAATATCTTGTCTGCATTCTATCAAATACAAAATATTGAACTGAACAAGGTAACTCTGCTACTGCACCATTGTAAATAAAGAAATTGCTTTTACCTATCCAATACACATCACCATCAACATTGGCAGAGCCATGCAATGCTACTGCTCCACAATTAACTGCTAATAATCTAAATGAGAATGTAAAGGGCGGCCCAACAAAGGTCATACCATATACTGCTTCATCAGTTTGTATAAACATTTCATCTTTTGTTGGGGTCATGCTTATAATTTTAGAGCCTACTTCTAGTCTTTGATCACCAGCAGTATTGGTTGAGGTTGGCGTAAATACTGCAAAATCTTCTTGATTTGAAAATCTAACTAACATGGGATCAATGCCACCTCCACTTAAAGGTATAGCTCCACCTACTATTAAATGTCTATCTGGAAAAGATACTGCAATTGTTCTAATTTTAGTAGGGATGCCACTAGCACCACCTAAACTAGAAGCTAACACTGCTCTAGCACTGTCACCAGCAGAAGTATCCCAATAATATAATTGCCCACCTCTGTTGTTAATTAATACATCATCACCCCATAATTCAAGTGACCAATTTGTTGCATCTATGTTAACTGTACTTGATGCTACGCTTCTAGCAGTTCCCCAAGTACTTTCACCCCAAGAACCAACACCAAAACCAGTGGCTGGATCAGAACTTTCAAAGCCAACTCCATCAGAGTTACCAATTAAATACTGTATGTCTATTGCAGTACCACCACCAGTAGCTCCAGAACTTGCCTGGCTGCCTGCGATAAATGTATAAGAGTTATCGTCTACCTTTGTTATTTGGTATCCTTCTAATCTATTTATTGTGTCTGCACTTATTCCACCAACTGCAGTAGCTTGTTTTATGACTATGAAATCACCAGTTTCTGCACCATGACTAGTATCTGTTACAGTGACTACTGAACTACTATTTGTTGTAACCAAAGGATTAGTTAAGTTTTCTGAAGTTTTTCTAAGAGGCGTAATATCATAAAACACACCATTATTAATTACATACAAATGATTATGTGTACCTACAATAATTCTATCAAAGCTATCAGTTGTATCTCTCCAAGCAACTAAATGTTTTGGAGTTCCAGTTACAGTTGTCACAGTGCTTTGATCAGCGTTAAAAGAATATGTCTCCTCTAACCAACCACCTATTTTTTCTGGGAAACCATTTCTAAATCTTACTAAGTTACCATCTGTATAAAATCCAGCTTTTCCAGAAGCGTATTCTGTAATGTCTTTTACTATTCCAGCTTTGAATTTTAATGGCACTAAAGGCATTAGGCTATATTCCTCATTCTTTCACAAAGTCTTTCTGCTCTATTTGGAACTTGTTTCGCCCATTTAGAGTCTTCCATTTGAATTCCAGCCTCAATCCAATTAGCATCCATAACTGCGGCGTGCATCTTAGCAAACTGACTTAATCTTGGGCGACCCAGATTAAACATCATATTTGCAATAATTAATTGTGCTTCTTCTGGTAGTGTATAAAAATCATCATAAAGTATTGTGCAGTCATCTATAACTTTTTCTATATCTTCTGCAAAACACTCGTCAACTCTTTCTTTTGACACTGCAGTACCAACTTCCATATCATTTTCTGGGTCTTTTGCTCTGCACAAGTGACCAATACCAAACGTCTTATATCCTAGATGATCTAAGTATATTTCGTACTTTACTCCTTCGTCAGCAATCAATTCATTTTTTAATGTATCAATGTTCATCTATCTTCCTTGTCTTTTTCTCAAACAACTTACATGACGATGGTAGAAATAATTACCAATCTTATTAAAAAATTTAGCTAAACTCAACCAAAACCACATCATTTTGTTAAACCTTTATACTTCTCAAAACTGCGGAGCCCGCCCAGTCCCAGCATCCCCATCAAAACAGTCATAAGTGAACCCATATCGAAACTTGGCAATTCTGGTATTTCTACTGCTAGATATGCACATATAAATATAGTTACTGGTGCTAATACAAAATGCCAACATAAAGCAATGCCACATGTCCAGCCAATAAAGGGTCGCCAGCCAGCTACAAAGATTGATCTATGCTTGGCTTCAGTTTGATTTATAGCTAACTGCCCTTTTGCCAGTTCCTGAGCATGTGTTTCAGCCATTGTTGCCACCTCATGTGCCAACTTGTTCTTCATGTCCTTATCTTCTATAAATTTGCCAAGAAGATTAGATACGGGTCCAATTAACGCCGTGAGCATGTGCATTCCTTTCGTCTAAACTTACTATCTATCCATACTTTGCCATAGTATAGAATAAATATCCACATAGTAAATAATACGCCTTCTATATAACTAAGATCATTCCAAGCATCTAATATCATATTTTCCATTTTAATCTACCTTCAGGCAATTGTTGACATTTGTATTTTGTTGGTTTCCATAGTGGGTAATATATGTGAACTTGTCTGCTTATTTCTAATGCTCTTTGTTTACAAGCAAATTCTGTTTCATACGGGCCAGTTTGGTCTTCTAAAATTTGACAATTATTTGGCAAACCTATTACACATATAGTTACCAATGCCTTGAACATCATTTTTTACTCATAAAAGCAGAAGCACCCATATATGCACCTACAATTCCTGCACCAGAAATATAAAATAGATTACTTATATCAGATAATGCCTTTAATCTTTCTATATCAACAAAAAACATAGCTACAGTAAATAAACCCATTGCTATTAATGTTGCTCTTGCAATTCTTAATTGTGCTAATTGTTTTCTTAAAACTTGTTCTGTTTCTTTAATAGATGTGGCGATTGCCAATTCTTCATCTGTTACAACACCATCATTATTAATATCATATTTATTATATTTACTATTTTTTTCTAAACCTTTTTTCATAAAACTTCCTTATTTTACAATAATTTATTTAAAAGGCTCTCCACTTTAATTTTGCCTCGTCTAAGCACCCATTGTACCTTGTGGTACTCGTATCAAAGAACCTATTGTACCTTTTGGTATTTCAGTATTTCTAGGTTGTTTCAAAACATACCAACCAGTAGCAATATATTTATCACAAGAATAAACGGCATTACCTCTATGAGTATGTGTAAAACTTGCAGGGAAAAAACAAACAGAACCTTTTTTTGGTGGTATTCTTATACCATATTCTAAAAACTCTGTTTCACCTTCGCCTTCAGGTATGTCATTTAAATATATTGTCCATGCTAAAACTCTTAATGGGTGATTATTACCAGTTTGATGTTCACAATGCCATACATGAAAGCCACCTTTTGGTTCTGTTTTTTGTATCTTTATAGAACAAAGTTCTATGTTTTGCATACCTAAAGAGGGATAATCTTTTATGTATTTTTGTAAGTTTTCTGAAAGAATATTTTTTGTTTCTTGCATTAATGTAGGATTAACAATTCTATAGCCATCCATAGGAAGTGCTTGGTCTTCTAAATACAAGACATGGTCTTTTCTAAATCTTAGTTGTGATGGGTCATTAGAAGATGGTAAATTATTATCTCCATCAGCTTTACCTTGCCCTTCAAAAGAATTAAAAGCATTTATAACTTTATCACAATATTCTTTAGATGCTCCATCTGTGTAACTACCAATGAAACTGTTTTGTAGTTGAAGTTTAGGTAAAGTTTTTAAGACAGTCATTTTACTCTACTGTATCCATGTATTCTGGGTCAAAATCCGCTACAGTTCCATATGTTCCTTTTTTTGCTTCTTCAAGAATTTCTCTACCATGAGCTTCTACATCATTTGGCTCAGCCAAAAACTTATAATAACCATCATTTTCGGTCATTCCCATTGCTTCATAGTGAGACCATTTTGCTTCAAGCACTATCATTGTATTTTCTTTATTGATCCAATGAGGGTTTTTTGCATCAATTAAAGTAGCTCCATTTGAGGCTATTGTTATAGGCATTTTATTCTCCTTCTTCTGTTATTTTAATATTAAATGTTAAAGCCATTCTAC